GTCCGTGATATCTTTAACTTGTGCCGTCTTAGCAATGTCGATTTGTGTGTTAGCCATAACTTCTTTCCTTGCTGTTTAAACGTTGTGTCGGTGAATTACGAAACCGGTTCACCCTCCCGGCGTATAACAGGTTTTATCAAATACCCGTAAAGTTCTTCTTCTGGTATCGCATCGGCATCGAGGAACGGGCTATTCGGTGTGGCGATGATTTTTGTACCTCGTCCTTCACAAAAACCAGCCCAATAACCAGCGCAACCTAAAAACCGTGAGGGTAGTTGCCAGTGGACCCGGCTATCCCCATACGGTTGTGCGGCGGCTAAATAATCCGCACCAAAAACACAAACTTCTTCAACCTTCAGTAGCGCGGCGTAAGCTAAGATATAGGCAACGCAGTGGTTCAAGAACGCCCGGTTAGGGTTCATATTTAACACATCCGCCAACGGGTACGCTACAGCCGTAGGACACCCATCACGGGGAACCGAAGTAATGATCGGCTCTTTAGCGTTTTCAAAAACTTTTTGATGGACTAGGCTGTGGCCTTTTATGGCCGCGTAATCGTCCATAAAAAAAGTGACATCAACACGGGTGAAGTTGGTGGCCGTATTTACACCCCAAACCTCATCGATATCTAAGATATCAGGCGTGTTAGAGGCAAGGATATTGAGATAATCGTTACGGGATGGCCCTGTGGCTATAATAGCGACTTTTTTCGGTGTAGAGCCTGTCGGATGATCGAACAACGGACACCCCCTTTATACGGTTGTGGGTGGGGTTTTTATACCCCACCCAATACCCTTTAGTCGAGCGTATAAAGGATTTCCACCGTAATTGTGCCGACAGCGGTGATCGCACCGTCAGCCAGTACGGCCTTGATATCGAGGGTCACACCCGGATCAACCGTTCCGGTGGCGTGGTCCCAGAGTTGAATACCCATATCTGCTTTCTCGTTGATAAGATCAGCGGAGCCGGCCGACGTGGGGTCAATACCGTTGGTTAAAGCATCCGGGTCATCCGTGATATCGGATTTACCGGACTGATTATAAACACCGACATCGATGGTCGCCGCGCCTGTTCCGAGATCATCCCAATAGATTTTGGACATACCCAGAATACGAGCGTTCGACGGCAACGATGCAAGATGATACGTCGAAGATTGACTATCATCGGCGTTCGTTTCCACCGTTTCGGTCCAACTCCGAACAGCACCACCACCTGTGCCGGGGGCGCCCATAACAGCGGGAGATTGTGCGTTGGGGGTCAGGACCCGAGAACCTACAAGGTTAACAACAGCCATGATTAAGCCTCCGAACAAGTAATGGCAACGACTTTTTCTTCTTCAACGCGGGTCGCCCCGAAAGTGCCTTTAACGTACACTTGCGTCGAATAGGATTTATCGCTGCGCTCGGAAATTCGGACATCGATATCGTCCCAAATTCCTAAGTGAAGGCCGGATTTCGCCCAACAAATAACGGTGCGATCCGTGCCGGAAAGAGCCAACCGCTGACTATCGATGAAGTTGAAACCCATGAACGCCCGAATACGACCATCAACCAAAACCGGCTTATTGGTGTAATCAAGGCTGACCGCTTGGGTTTCACCCAAGAGATCGTCATGCTGTTGTGCGCCAATGGCACAATACAACGGCTCGTTATCAACATCGACTTCCGCCGCGATCAACAACTGCATGGCTTCACGCAGTTTGGCAATCGTCAGACCACCGGATGTCGTAGCGGCGGTTTGCGCGGCGGGGAACGCCGTCGAGGTCGTTCCATCTTCGCCCGTCAATGACGTACCGGTTGCAGCGGTGATGATAACATCATCCATTGCGCGGCCAATAGCCATTGCGCCATTGATGGCATACGGAGAAGTCGGATCAGCAATGGTGCGGAGTTTGTCTTGAGTGTCGATCAAGTCAGCCCATTCATAATCCGAAGGGAACACCCAACGGGCGTCGTGCGACGTTTCAATAAGCGGCGTGTCGGCGTGACGTGTGGTGCGCTTTTGCGCGTTGACGGGACCAATTTGATTGACCGCTTTACCAGATTTTCCGTGATAACTGTCTTCCATAACAGCCGCACGAAATTTGGAACCACGTTGCTGGAGCAACGCTTCCACGGTGGACTTATAGTCAATTACTGACCAGTCCAAAATTTCATTTGACATGGATTTGCCCTTCTTTCTGTCAAAATTAAACAAAAAGCTGTAGGCTTATCCAGAGAATTCTGGGGCCACTACTAGGGTCGTTCGCTGGCCCTTACGGGTTGTCAGACAGACCTGTTCGACACCTTATGGTGTGCTTACTCAATTATTTACATAAACAACAATTAAATGCAACACATTTTTGAATTTATACCCTCCGGTAGTGATTTAAACTAAATCGAACGACAACCTCGGCAGCATTTGTGCTTGTGTTCGCCGTAAAAAATAAAACATCTTGCGGATTCAGGGCAAACCCAATGGGGTCGTTTAGCGTTTCGGTTGTCTCCACGCTGGTGTCAATGGTTGTGCGAAACACCTCAAATGTTGTTGCGATAGCACGATTCCAAGCATAACCTTTGATTTGAACCGACGCGTTTCCACCACCGGGCTTATTGACGTGCAAATATAAAAACTTCGCTACAGCGTCGTGATTTGACCCGACAAAGAAAATACATTGTTGTGTCACGGATTCCCCTGCAGGGATTATCGCTTGGGTTGTGCCGCCGCTTGTATCTGTGATGGTAATCGCGCTTACATTAGCTTCATTAGTCCCGCTTGCCGAAACGGTAAGACGGTTAATTCCAAGGCCAGTAAAACTTGTCGTATCGGTCCCGTCCGTTCCAAGATTATGGGCGGTAATAGCCTCATTCCCGTCTGCATCAATATAATAAAATGTTAGTTGTGTTGCGCCCGTTGTGCCCGACCCGTCCGTACTACCGCCACTTGTCCCATCATACGCAATGTTAAACGTATCAGCGGCTGTCATTGGTGTAAAATTACCAGTGGTGGCCCAGACAGTTTCTTCGCCCGCTGTGCCCGTCAAATTAGAACGATACCCAAACTTTGTCCAACCTGTAACACCACTCCGCCGCCCAATTCTCACCTCATCTTGAAAATCCGATGGCCTGACGTGGGCAGCGTCCGTATCAAGATTAACGGTTTGATTGAGAGGGCTGTTGCCTTGTCTAAAAGTACCGAAGTAAGTGTAAAGTCTTAGATAAGATTGCGCCCCACTGTCGTTAACTAGACGGACACGAAAATATCGCGGCCCTTTAACCGCCGTATGAAATTCATGAATACCGCTGGCAACCGTAAAGCCATTGACCGGAAATGTCGTCCAATTTGTTCCATCCACGCTGAAGTCAAAATACAAGGTGCCTGAGTCATCGGTTTGGCAAGACACCATAACGTCACTTAAAAAGTTCAACTCACCAACACCGGTAAAAGTCGCACCCCCCGTTAGTGGTGTTGTTGTACTATTAGCTGAACTGCTTAAAGTATATGGCCTAGTTGTCTGCACAAAACCCGTGGAACCATCAGAATAGGTGATTAACTCCCCATCAAGGTGGTGTCCAACTTTTGCAGAACGATCCGTTAAACCTTCGACCGCCATGTTTAAACGATACCGTTACACGCGGCCTCTGCGGCTTTTTTGAATTGCGCGACTTGTTCAATCAGTGCGGCGCGATCCGTTTGCAGTTCTTCTTTCTGTTGCTTCACGACAGCCGCAGCTTCACGGACCTTATCTTCACGCTTGATGAGGTCTTTTTCTTTCTTAGCCAGTTCCGCTTCAAGTTTCTGCGCCGTGGTTAATGCTTGATTAGCGCCGGCTTCAATTTGTTTGGCGCGTTCTTTCGCATCAGCAACATATTTATCCGCTTCTTTAACCTTTGCGTCTTGCTCGGCAAAAACACGTTTATTAGTTTCCGTGCTTTTTTGCAAAGCTGCTTTGGCGTTTTTCTCCATCTTCGCTAATTCAGCGAGACGGTCTTTAAATTTTTCTGTGTCTTTGACAACATCTAAGGCTTCTTCAGCCCCACTCTTTCCTAACGCCATAGCGTTTACTCCTAACTAAAGTGTTTAAACATGACCTGAGATCAACCGGGCAAGTGCGGCTTTCTTCTCAACAGCAGCGGCATGACCCGGATGGGATCGATCCGTCCAAGCGTCCATGAAGTCTTTATTCATGGTTAACTCGCTTAGTTCCTGTTTCGCTTGAGCCGGCGTTTTATGATTTATCATCGTATCATCACCCTCATCGAAATTATGGTCGCCCATTTTCGTATTCAGGTTATCAACGAATTTCATCGCTTCGACAGGCCCCATAGCGTTACGAAGACCGTTCAGATGATCTTCGGTAAAACCGAGTTTCGAGGCCGCAACATCGATACCGGCTACCTTCAGATCATACGCCGCACCCCATTCTTTTTTGAGTTGCAACTCTGCATCAGCGGCAGAGATAACGCTCTCATCGGCTTGGCTCTGTATGGCCGTCTCAATGTACCGTTGATCGGCCTCGGCCAACTTCGCCAACTGCGCGTCCGTAATACCCGCCTCGAACGCGGCTTCGCGCATCATGTCGAGGCGCGTTGTATCGGTGGTGCCTTCAGGTAATGCAACACTATACTTATCCGGCGCTTCAGGCCGACCAAGTTTGTTGAAGAACTCGGCGCGTTGTTCAGGGGTGGCATCATCACCAGGGAGTACAACCGTGCGCCCTGCTTTATCCGCGCCCATGAGTTTCTCTAAATTATGGTAGCTGCTTAGCGCAGCATCGATAGGCGCGTTCCGCAAGCCTTTAGCTTCCGCCCATTCCCGTGTCGCCGGGTCTTGAACGTTATCCAACCAGTGACCGGATGGTTGACCCTCTTGCTGTAGCGCAACCCCCGTAGGTGCGCCTTCTTGTGAAACGTTGGATGTGTCCGGTGCCGGTGCGCCTTCTTGTGAACCGCCGGGGTTGCCCGATGCTTCGGACCCTGTTGCTTCAGACATTTTGTATTATCTCCTATTTCGGGTTGAAATAATTTATAATTTCTTCTTTATTCAATCAATTATTTTTATTTTTCTTAGTATTGTACTCTTGTGTTTGTCTCGCTACACTGTTTGCCGCCCCTTGAAGTTGCCGCTCTAATTCTCTTTTAGCTTTTCGTTTTTTAGCTTCTTCCGCCTCTTGTGTTTGTCTTGCAACACTGTTGGCTGCGCCTTGCCTCATAAGAATTTCTGATGCTGTCATATCTTTTGGCATATTACCTCCTATTTCGGGTTAAAATACTGTTGTAGTTCATCATCGCTCAAGTGTAAGTGTTTTTGTATCCGTAACCAAACTTCACGCCGACCATCCAATACGGCGCTGGCCCGCTCATCCGGCAAAAAAGTCGTCTCGTTAGCACGGCAGAACCTAGCTAAATCTTCTAAGACGGCTTCACCATGAACACCGGAGAACGTCTTTCGATAGGCTTGCCCTCTGCCCGTTAGAAAATCCTTAACAGCGTCAAACACCTCGGCCATTTACTGAATTGCCTTCATCACACCCGCTGCTGCTGGTGCCGCCTCGACCATTTGTTGAATTTGTTGCTGTTGTGCGCGTTGTTCACGACGTAGTTTAATGCCGTCCTCGTCACGCATCCACGAGGCCGGAACCGCGTTGATCTCCGACAGATTACGATAGATCACATCTTCATCGAAGTTGTCCAACACATCCAAGTTCTGCGTCGTGTTAGCATAGGCAATCGCCGCTTCCAACGTGCGGAGCCAACCACTTGCTTCTTCGGCGCGTTGCGCCCGAGATAGCGGGCTGTCGTACTCGATATCGAACTCACCTTCGGCCTCGATCAACTCAGGCGGCATCGGCGGGAACAGACCTTGTTTCAAACAGAGGTCAACTTCCCGAACCGTCATGGGTCCGAGCTGTTCGGATTGTTGACGTCCCATCGTCGGACTTAACAGCGCACCTTTCTCCCGTGCGCGTTCGAGAACTTCCGTAGCCGTCATAGTCGGCGTTTCAATAAGAATTTGGAACAGGCTGACCAAGAAGATATCGTTGATCGTGCCGCGCTCCATGTCCATCAGCTCTTGTCCCGCCGCTAAACTTCCAGTGGGGAGTGCGTGGACCAAGGCTCGACCTTCCGAGGATACACCACCAGGGTTGATCGCACCGGGTTTTAGACTGAATGTGTCCAACACCCCATCATCATGCGTCAACAATACCGGATCGACGGTGCGATGGCCTTGTTTGAGTAGCGTCTTCTTTTGTTCGTTCAAGACCTTGATCGACGGTAGCGCCAGCATAGCCGGGGACCGCCCATACTTCTCGCCCGGCCCGGTAACATAGCGAGATATTTGATAAGGGAAGGTGTCAAACCCACCTTCACTCAACATATGTTTACCTTCTACGGCAACGTAGTATGACGCGAACTCTTTACCCCTTGCATCTAACCGCCCCGTTTGGACTTCAATACGAGGCCGGATACAGTGGATGATCTCGAACATCTTGTCGGGTTTTGTCTTGAGAACTTTCGAGACTTCATCCGGTATGCTGTCCCATCGTTTCGCGTCTACGCGCTGCTTCATCTGACGCGCCGTTAGTGAGAACTTACGGTAGGCTGTGTCCACAATACCTTGATGGTTCAACTCGAACAGAACTTCACGAAGATCGATTGCCTGATACCGTAGACCGCCCTTGTCGTGCGCGTCCGTGAACATGATACTGGTGCCGAACGCGCCCAAACCCACCCAGACCTCATGTTGTTGGCTGGCGTAGTTCGCCTTCGGCGCGTAGCGTTGTTTAAACAACTCGTTCGTCGCGGCT